GAAATTCATAATGGTCTTGTTCATACTTTCCCTGTGTGGCTGTACAGCCATACCTGCGAAAGTAGACATTGAGTACCACCATGTTGGTGGTCCTCTTGTCCCGACAACTCCGTCACCCTCTAGCTCAAACAGCTAGAGGCTATCCCTAAGAACTAGAGCGTATACCCTCTATGTTCTTACTATCACACTAACGGTATAAACCGCTCCTATATAGGAGGAAGTATGAAAAGTAAGTTCATGGTTGTTAGTAATGACTCCCTCAGTAACCTTCTCGCTAATCGCGATATTGTTATTGTCGGAGCATTAGGTAAGGAGTACAAAGTAGAAATACTTTGTCCCCTGGCTCCTTGTAGTGCGGAGCCCGTTATTAAATATCGGGTTCCTTGCTACGATACTACCTTGGGTATTACACTCTTGTGTACCTTAGGTATTTGGGATGTTGGTCCGATCGTCCCCTCACTAGACTTGCGAGTAATTTCATTACTCTACAGTTATAGGGGGAAGACCATCGGGCCTCTCCATCATGTCCTTGCCAACATCAGACCAATTAGGTCTGACCGGATTATTCCGGTTAAATTGCGTCTGGGACATACGACAAAGCAGAACAGGCGATCAGCATAAGCTCATGAATATACTCCTTCAAGTATATCATCGCCTGCTAGCAGACATTAGGGTTCAATCTCGTACGTCTTTTGACGCACCTGATATGATAACTAATGAATGGGTCCTTATAGAAGGGCCTAAGTTAGACAAAGAAATCCTAAGATACCTCGAGACTGGTGTTGAGCCAGTTGTGCCAGAATGGCTTTTGCCACTCTGGTCCAAGTTTAGGATCAGTAATGACCCTAATCTCCTGAGGTTACTTAGGAACCTTCTTTGTTTCTGCTATAAAGCCGAGTTCGAACCTTCATGTGATCAACTTTCACAAGCTCAACAGGAGTTTGTGGAGAATGATCTGTCTATAGACATATGGGACGAGGCCTTCAGAAATGGAGGCATTAGCCCTATATTTCTACGGACTATGCGGGGTTTAATTGGACTTGTGTTATACAAGGCCAATTTTCGAGAAATCTTGCCTTCTCATGGGCCTGGAAGTGTTTGTCCTTCCAAGTTGGCTTCTGAGAAAAGCAACTTTCTCACGATCTACTCTGATATCCAGAGATTCTATCCGTATGATCAATTCTTCTGTGGCCTCCCATCTTTTTGGTGGGATGTCATGGTAGAGGAGACATACGGAAAGATATCTGAGAGCGATACTATTACCGCTCGCTTGATTGCTGTCCCGAAAGATTCTCGTGGTCCACGCTTAATCTGCGTGCACCCCGCTGAATCGATCTGGATTCAACAAGGACAGAGAAGAGTTATTGAGTCTGCCATAGGCCATTGTCGATTGACACGTAATTCTATTAGTTTTACGGATCAGTCGATTAACGGTTCATTGGCATTGTCTTCATCTAAATCAAGGTATTTTACAACCCTTGATCTAAGTGAAGCTAGCGATCGAATTAGCTGGAACCTTATCAAGTATCTTTTCGGATATCTTGGTGAGATTATCAGCTGTTCGAGAGCTTCTCATGTAGCTCTGTTAGACGGCCGCTTACATCC